GTCGCTATTATGGCGCCATTTCGAGCATGAAAGGAATTTTTAACGAGAAAGGAGAAGTGAATGCAGTGGGTGAAATCTTCGATATTCCCGATCTGAAGATTCACTCATGGGGCGGCTTTTGATAGTGTATAAATCGCAGTCGAATGTGACGATGATTGCACCCAAAGGCTTGATCGCGGAGGCGAGTTCATTTGTATTAGGTACTACTAGAGACCCGGCAAGGTTGAAGGCAATGATTGCCCATATTAAGTACAAAGCAAAAGCTCTCAACATCCCCGAAAGTATGAAAGACACCACTGTTTTTGTTGTGTGTTGTCTTGGCTTTGTGAAGTCAGCTGGTTTTGAAATGGCTGTACTTCACGGTATCCTTAAGGATATGCTTCCAACGTTGGAAGTCCACAAAGACGCCTTGGATTTCAAATTCAAACGCGTGTGGACATGGAAGAAGGTCGCTGCCGCTATGGTCACTGCTGCTACTATTGCAGGTGGGTCGTATGCTGGCGCTCATGCTATTATTCCTGTCGTTGCCCCAGTAGTTGCCGCTGCTGGTGTTACGGCTTTTGGCGTGGCTGGTGCCGTTGCTTGTGGCCTTGCCTGGTATAACAACCAGGCTCACGATCCGTTTCACAACTATCGTGTCAACCGCTCTTCTTCACCACCCACCACTCGCATTGTTCCGTTAGCGGCCGGGACACGATTGCCATCCACAGCGCCGCCAAAGTCTGTCCCAGTCCTGCTCGCTGCTGAGCAGGACGTCACAGCACGTCTGGAAGTCCGTGATCCTACGGAGGTCAAAGAGCGACTAGAACCACTAGTTGCTGGGGGAATAGTGTCCTCCATGGCCATACCAGTCGTACCACAAAACTCCTGTCATTCGGCGATTAGCGCGGATGTAGAACGGAGCTTGAAACCCCAGGTTTTTCATAATCCTCTGAAGTACGATGCTGAACACTTTGAAGTGTTTCAGCGATGGGTATTTCAACATTTGGGAGAACTGTTACCTGGGATGAGGAGGGACGTTAGAAGCGTCTCTTTTGACACATGGAACAACCGTCCAACATTCACGAAATCTCAACGATTCAAGCAGGCTAAGGTTAAAGAAGAACTTGCCAAGCTAGGTTTTGATGATATCGCCAAGTTGACACAGAAAGAAATGCACACGAAAATCGAGACGTTGATGAAGAGTGGTGCTGACGACGATTGTCGTGAATCTGTGGACAAGATGGCTCCTCGTGCCATCCAGGGTGCAAAGACTGAATTAAATGTTTTGGTGGCCCCGTGGATATATGCCTTTTCCAAGAGGCTGGCTGAGTGTTGGAATGTGGGCAATGCCGATGGCGTTGTC